ATGATAGTATAACCATCAGCACCGAATAAACGATCTGCTTCACACCCTGTAGTATAAACATATTGGCTTAGATCAGAAGCACTAAAAAGTGAATCTGTAAATCTATAATCTAAGTGTTGGATTATATCTTTAAATATTTTTGGATTATTTTTTGGAGCTAATTCCTCACCGCCGGCCATGATAATTTCAAGTTGATCTTTAGGACACACTTCATAAAAAGCCAAAATTAGTGCTGTGCTATCTATTCCACCAGAGTAAAGAAGTTGAATCTTTTTGCCCATATTGGAAATTTTAAGAGCACGTTCTAACAGAATATCTTTAAGGGGGGGAAGGTTATTTGTATATTCGTACTTATTATCAGAACCATTAAAATGTTTCCGGCTCATATTAAATGCGAATTTATTTATACCCAATTGGTCATTGAGCCACCAATATCTAGGTCTAGCATATTGTCTTAAATAATATTGTTCTTCGTCAATCTTACGTTTAAATTCTCTTTTAAACTCACCCGAAAAATTTTTGAGATAAGATTGCCAAGCACGCCTATACGTACCTTTTATCATCAAAAATTTAATCATAATATATCCTTATTGAGCAGAGTTTGATAAAACTCTCCTTTACCTATATTGTCCTGAGACTAGATTATGAAAACTGTTAAAGTTTATCGTATCTGCTCGAATCTATTTATAAGGGGGTCATACTGTATATGTTATATGCAAACTCTGCTTGTACAGACATATATTCCACATCAGTAGCTGCTTGTGTATAATCTAAATCTCCTAAAGAAATTGGAAAAACATCTTGAAAAGATATTTCTATAATAGGATTATTTTTATTAGAAAGTATCATAAGATACGCATCTGAATACATTGCTCTATCAGGAGTAGCTTGGCCAATTAAATCTGGAGAAGCCTCTCCCCCATCAGCTGGAGTATTTGAAGTTATATCTCTAAAGGTTTTAAATTCTCCTCGTTTTTGAGGAAATCCAATGCCGGTCATCCAATTATGTAAACTAATATAATTTTCCAGATATTCATCTACTATAAAATTTACTGTTAAATTATTATAGTCTAATTTTTCCCCCATCAAAGGAATATCTTTAAACGGCGTCGCCTGAGAAGCTTGGGGCGCAGTAATACCAGGCAAATTTACGCTAGTAACAAAATACTCCACTTTAGGAAGCTGATGAATACCAAACTTAAATTGAGTCGGACTCGCATAATCTAACTTATCAGGTTGTCTTGCTAGAGGTGATGTTGAAGTTGCCATCAGTCTTTTCCATTCGCAAATTTTTCTCGCAGCTTATTAACAAAATCCCATAGACTAGAAATTTGCTTAGTCATAATGTCAATCTCTGACCGCTGTTTAACGGTTTCCACGTATGTATCTCTGCGATCTAACTCTTTTGTCAAGGCATTTAAATCTCTTCTGCATGATTTGACTTCTGATTCTAATCTCACTGCTACTACTATAGCAGCGATCAAAAAAACTATTTGATGCCAATAAGCTGTTATTAGTTCCATAGGTTCTCCTATACCTCTATTTATAATAAAAAAAGAGAGGTCCGTAGACCTCTCTTTAGTTTCACTTGGGTAGTTATCTTATTACATAAGATTCGTAACTTTAACCCGGCGATACCAAGCATTAGTGTTGGCATCAAGCGATGCATCGGAGTTAACCGTATCACCAGCAGCAACTGCACCAGCAGCGGCAAATGGGTTTGCGGCCAGACCATAGCGGGTCTTAAATCCGATTTTCGGTTGGAAAGAACTCTCACCAACTGCACGTACCATCTGTAGAGGTACGTATGGGCAGTAGAAGAAGCCCGCATCATAAGGCGAAGTTCCTTTGTATCCACAAACATAGTACTGTGAAGCAGCTACGTTAGCAGAATACGGATCAACATAAACCTTGAAACGACCATTCATAACACCAGCAAAGGTGGTAGAAGTGTCATCAACATTCAAGTTATTGTTGAGGGCAGGAGTATAATCGAGCACACCAGCCATATTAAGAGCAGAAGCAACGTCAGCTGACACAATCAGCATGTTACCTTTACCCCGACGAGTCTGTTGACCAATCGCATTGGCGTCACGTTCAATAGCGAACATAAGACCCTTGAATTTCTCAACTGACCAACGACCATTTGAGTCGGTATCAAGATCGAAAATTCCAGCCGTAGTCGTATTAACCTGAGCACCCTTAACAGCGGTGATATACAGATCACGAATAACCTCACGGTTAATCTCTGCAAGAATTTCAGAACTAAGAATATTAGCAAGTTCTGTCTCAGCGTCAAGACCGTGAATGGCTTTCAAGTCCTGGGCAAGTTCCATCGTGTACTCGGCCTTGAGGGCACGTGACACGGCAGTAACCGTGGACTTTTCGATTGAGAACGCCATTTCTGCGAAAGCGTTCGTAGCAGAGTCACCCAATGCTTCTGCCTGAGCAGTAGTCATACCTGTTGCAGAAACGTAAGTTCCAGCAGAAGGACTGTCGTTAAGAACAGCAGGGTTAGTCTCAGTTGCACCAACGTCACCACCACCGATAGTACCGGCAGCGTTTTGGTTGGAGATATCGGGCATTGACTCGTCAACGAGAGCCTCAGCACCGTCCTGAGAGATGAACGAAGAGCGCATCGCAAAGATAAGACCAGTAGGCCCTGTCATTGGCTGCACGCCACATACATCATACGCAATTAAGTTCGGCATCGCACGCCGGACCAATGAGATCAAAATCGGATCCCATGTATCCATCTGTCCGCCAGACATTGCGTTTACTGGAGCAACCTCAGAAAGCATCTGACGATCTTCCATAAGAGCTGCTTCTTGGTTTTCTAGGATGAGAGTGGTAACTGCCCGCTTGTAAGAATCCTCAATCGGTGGTAGATCGGGGTGTTCTAGGACTGGCTGCCACTTTTCCTGTAGATGTTCTGTCTGAAACATGTTAGTTTCTCCTTTTTAATTAAGTTACATCTGTTAATATAATTAAGCACTCGCCTTGTTACGACTGATAGCTGACATATATGCCTTCATTGCATTAGTCGTATCAATGTCCTGTGCGGTGCCACCGTCTTCATCATCTATAGTTCCTTCACTAGATGGTTGAAGTCTGGGGAAGTAACTTTCCTTGAGAGTATTAAGTTTCTCACGAAAAGAGTCCTCAGTTCCAAACTCAACATCTTGAGTTAGTGATTTGAACTTTTCAATTTCGGTATCGGCCAAATCGTCAGAAACTTCTGAAATGACCTGTTCACGAACTAGAACGTCTTCTTTGGATTTGGCTGTGACATTTTTTTGAATAGCCTCATTCAATTTGTCCTCTAGTTCGGAAATTTTCTCAGATTGTGCCTCAAGTACATTGTACTTCTCATCAGGCACGTCAATATAGTGATCTTCAAACAACTGTTTCAGTCCAGAAATGAAATCTTCTGCAATCTCGCCTTTTAAGCCTCTTTCGATTGCCAACTCATTTTCCTTGGTCCATTCATCTACAACGTAGTTGAGATAATTATCAACTTTCTCAGTAGTCTCTTCCTTAAAGGTTTCGATATCCTGAGCTTTCTCTTCTTTAGTCTCATCCACAATTCTTTCTATTTCTGAACGAATCTTGGATTTAACAGCTGCTTCAAAAATGTGTGCAGCTTTCTCCTTGAACTCTTCAGAAAGTTCCTCACCTTCTACAAGAGCTTCAACGTCTTCCTTGACATTAATCGATTTAATCTTCTCTTCGATCTCTGCCTTGGCGTCTTCAAGTTTCTTTAAGGCCTCTACTGTTTCAGCATTCTCTGCCTCTTCAAGTTTTGAAGCATGTTGAGCCAACATCTCTTCAATGTCTGCCTTCTTCATCTTTGCGATATTCTCAAGATGTTGGGCCTTAGTTAATTTTTTAGTTTCAGCGAGGTTTTCGCCGTCGTGATCTACTTCATCACCAGCAGCAAGTTTCTTTTTCTCGCCGGGCAATGCTTCTCCAGAACTTCCTTGTTTCACTTTAGTTTCTCCCTTTGCCTGGCGCTCGATATCTTTATCGTTTGCTGGTTTAGCCTGAGCAGAACCGGCTTTTCCGATTGCCTGATCAGGGTTGTCGTTAGGAGCAGAAGCCTCTTTACCAGAACCGTCTGCCTCGGTTGCCTTCTCGACGTTCTCACCCTTGTTCTTATCGTTGGCACTGTGTTTCATGGGGCCACCCTTAGTTGTTTCCCCAGACGCAGCATCGCCTTCAGCAGCAGGATGTTTTTGCCCGCCAACGTCTTTACGTTCGCCTGGCACGGATTCTTTCTTGTCAGCACCGGCAACATTAGGAGCAGGGTCTTTAGCCTTACTCACATCATCAGCGGCATTATCTGAACCTAAACCTTTGTCCTTAACTTTACCCAACGGCTTCTCTGATGCCTCTTCAAGTTCCGCAAGAACTTCTTGTTCAAGTTCCTCAATAGTTTTTTCTAGTTCATTATCGGCCATTTGGATTACTCCTTTTTCTGTGTTAATATTTATAAATTAAAGTTTTTTGAGGAACCTTGCAAACTCCAAAGCTTCCCTATTTGCGTCCCGATTACGCTGTTTTGTATCAAATTGTTTACGTAAATCCGCAATATGTGCCTCAACAAGGGCACCATTATTCCAGACCCACTCTTTTCCTTCCATAACTCCCTCTACAAATGCATTAGGTGCTGAAGGATCAGCGACAATATCTGCTGCAGTTGCAAGATAAAAGTCATCTTTTACGTAATTCGTTCCACCTTTTTGTTGCAAACTTCCCATACCTCTAGAAGAAACTCCTAATTTACACCCTTCATCCATTAAATTTTTAACTATTTTCCCCATAGGAGTGTCCATAATTTTCGCTTCACCCAGAAAATTTTTACCATCTGGAACCAGACTAGTAGTAATATGTGATACTCTTTCTAAATTTACCGTGGGCCCGTCAGGATGTCCCAATTCACCAAAAGCTCTTTTTTCCCTAATAAAATTGCGGTTATATTTTGCAACTTCTTTTTCAAGAACTTCCATAGGATAGATACGGCCATTTCTATTTTTAATATCGGCCTGTAGAAAAACACCTTTAATTTTATAGTTCTTGGCGCCATCTTCTTTGGCTTCAGTGACATATTCTACTTCTTCTACTGCTTCAGAAAATAATTTTACTGTATCCATCTTTTTAATCCCATATCTTATATTTAATTGGTTGTTTCTTTTTAGAGATAAAATTAAAATCCCTTACATGATGTTTTCTACGACTGACCCCTTTTTGTGGAAATCCAACACCCATTAACAATAAGGGGGATTTTTCTAACAAGGCAATCTCTCTAATTGCATCACTATCCATACACTGGCAACATCCTGTCCGATACCCCATAAGAGATGCCGCAAGATTAAGATATCCAGCTGCGATCCCTACTGCTATCTGTTTATCTCTTTCTAGTTCTGTCTTTCTTTCAGAACTTAATTTTCCATCTAGCAAGAACTCCCTAGTTGCTTGATTTCTATGAATATCGTCCTTTAGATCATCTAAAAAATCATAATCTTCAAAAATCACTAGAAGATTTGCGAGAGTTTGAGGATTTGTCTCTGTTTCCCTCACCTCGCCGAGATCGTATGTTGCTCCCTGCCTTCCTTTATATGTACCAAAACCGTAAGTATTTTCATGAATCTCTTCAATTACATCACGATCCTGTATAAAATGCACTTTATAAAAAGCAATATTCTGTTTACTTGGACAGTTTGTAACTGCATGTAAAAGAGTCTCTACATCTTTTTTGGGAAGTTCTTTCCCCAAATCCCAATTTCGTTGGGTGTGTTGGCTCTTAATAACTGCCTTTTCCATATCACTATGAGTATGTGCATTTAACATTTATGCTTCTCTTTCTATGTTATCCCAACCAGAAACTTTTCTCATCTTTATGATTACAGTTCCAGTGCAAGCGCCGTCATTTTCTATATAAATGTCTCCATCTATACCTGTACCAGCATTATTTGAAATGGAAGGCAATGCTTGACCACCAGCATTATAATTACCATTCCCATTTAGCGTAAATGCAGTAACATTTGAATCAGCATTCCATTCAATTTCAGTAACAGAACTAACCGTCCACCAAATTGCAACAATAGTTACTCTGGGATCAGTTGCAGCACCTTCAAGAGCAGATACATCAACAACTTTCAAAGCAGTTCCATTTGTACCAGTAATCGTACTTTTAGTAACAACTTCCCAATCTGTATCTGCTACTGTTTGAGTTGTAATAGCCATTATTTGCTCCTAGATTGATAACATTTCTTTTTCAAAGTAATCCATAACCTTTTTCTCAGGCACTTTGAACTTTTTTGATACATCATTAATTGTTTTCTCAAATGTATTTAGGAAATCTGAAGGTTTAGCATCCATTTTTTTAAAAATAGCATCAACAGCATCCTTCATCTTAGGAGACAATTTCTTGTACTGCTTAGATTTCTTATGCTCATCCTTCTCTACAACCGTATCTTCATACAATTCTTCAAAATGAATCATTCTTCATCTTCCACCTGAGTTGAGCTACCAAATATAGTTTTACTAACTTCCCGCCTTTTTACCTCTAAAGCATCTCCTACTTTTGATGCTATAGATGTTTTAAAAGCGTTTTCAGCTTCGACATTGTTATTAACAACAATTGCATCTACCATTTCCTTACTCATTTTTTTCTTCCTCTAGTCGTTCTTGCAGCTGTTCTAGCTTTTTTTGCAGCTGCATCATTAATTACTTTTTCTTCATCAAATTTCTTTTTCATAATTGCTTCAGCTTCTGCTGTAGCATCTTCACCACGTTTCTTTTCTCTCTCACCCTTATCTAAAGCTTTCTGCAAGGCCACATTATGTTGTCTTTCCATTCTTTCGGATTCTTCTTTGAGAAATTGTTTAGCTCGTTCAGCAGCTCGTTCAGCCTTTTCTCTATTTTTAACCCCCATTTCGTTTACCTTTTAACCCATTCTTTACAAGAAAACTTTTATCTACCTCCTCCCCACCAGAAGGATTGGGTGTATCGGCAGCTGATCCAGCTGCCCCTTCAGGCGGTTGTGGAGCAGTTGGTGTAGTAGATGGTGCTGATGGATCAAGTCCCAGTGCTGCCTTTGCCCTATCATCAGCGGGCATCATAGGATCAATTGGCAACATATCAGGTCCAACTGGAATTCTTTGTATTCCATCACCGCCCGGAGGTAGAATAATTCCACCGTCCATTGGGTCTTTTTCTGTCTCAGATTTGATCTGATCACGCATAGTCTGAACTTCAGCATCAGTCATATGCAAGACTTTCTTCAAAACATACTCTTTACTAAAGAATGTGCCAATATACGGTTCTACCAAACCTAACTGGTTAACACGATCCTCTAACAACTCTGATTCTTTAAGTGCAGCAAAATGCCCATCTTCCAAGAAATCATATTGAATATGTTCTTGCATGCTGTCCCAATCATCTGGGGCTATTACTCCTTTAAGAAGGAGTTGTGTTTTGAGAATGTCAGTAAATAGGGGAGTGAACTTTTTCCGAATCCGTTGTACAAATTTAGTGAATTTAAGTTCATCTCTGGTAATTTCTGTTGATCTGCCGAGAGAAAATCCTTGCTCACTTTCAAGTCGTGAAATCGGCACGTTAAGTGAACGGTATAATTTTCGCTGGAAATACGTGATATCATCAATCTCTCCTAGATTTGAACCACCTGGCAATGTTGTAATTTCAGTTCCTCTACCACCTTCTCTTCGGGGGAGCCAAAAATCTTCCAACATTGACATATGATTTCGATCATCTCGTATTTCTCCAGTTGTCGCATCATACACCAATTTATTACGATATCGATTCATAACATCTTTTAGATATTGTTCTGCCTTTACCTTAGGCAAATTGCCGACATCAATATAAAAAATTCTGCGTTCTGGGGCTCTAGATATCCTATAGATAACCAATGCATCTTCAATCATCCTTAGTTGATTAACAGGTTTAATTGCCTTATGAAGGTAAGACATAACCTGACCAACATTCCCATCAATTAAACCAGATGGCACATAAGTAATGGAATCAAGCGCAATTTTAACACCTTGATTAGCTCCTGTTCCTGCTAATCCTGCATTTTCAATACCTTTATCGTTATAAACAAAATATTCATCTACTTTTTTAATCAATTCTACGGAACTATTTTTATCCAAATCTTTTTGAAGTTCTCTTACCTTTTTAATTCTAGTTGGGTCTATCCATCGAAGTTCTGAAATACCTTTTCTGGGATTTTTTGTTTCTATCATTTTATGATAAAATATTCTACCATCAACATACCACCGTCTAAAAATATCATGGCCCTTGACGCCAAACTCTAGCAACCTAAGAACTTCTTCAAATTCTGTTCTAACTTTACGTTTAATTTTGTCGGAATATGGTATATTGTCTAAATTAATTTCTACAGGAATATCTGTTTGATTAGCAACAATTCCCTCATTAACAATATCTTCAATTGCAGCATCGCACTCAGACTGTTGAGAGATGTCACGATATCTCTTAATCAGCTGAATTTCTGTTCGTTCTCTACCGTCTGTGTTTAAGCTTTGACCAAAAAAACCACCACCGACAACATCGATAGTGCCATCATCAGGAGTAGGGGTAGTGAAAGTTTTTTCACCACCCTTACCCTGACTTGATTTTTGTATGCTAAATCCGAAAAGTTCGGCCATAATGTCTCCTACTTTTAACTATTTAGTAGGTATCAAATTAGAAGTTAACGCCTGAAGCCTCGAAATGCTGATACCTCCACGTAATATCGAAAGTCTCAATATCAGTAGCAGCGTCTTGCGTTAAGTCAATTGCTGTTATCCCTGTAGGCCAAGCACTTCTGAAAATATAACTTTTCAGAACTGTGTCATCACGATCCATCTGTTCAACAGTAAGATCAGATTGATAATCAGCAGGAGCGATCACTCCTGTATTGTCTGCAAGATCGTTAATACCATTCATCCATCTTTCAACACCATTACGGATCATGAAATCTGTATCATTGATAACATTTGTAGTCCAAGCGTCAGCAAACTCCCTATCTCCAGCAATATAGATTTTTCTGCCCCTAAAAGAAACTTCAATTGGAGTTAATGTTTGAGCAGGCAAACTTGCTGTTTTGACTAGGAAGGAAGTTCTACGAACATCCAATCCGATTGCAATGCCAGGAGGTGGAGTTAAAGTTACCCGAAACTGATTCGCACGAGCACCGCCACCTATTAGATTAGCTTTGAAGTCATCTATCTGAGCCATGATTAACCTCCTACCTCACTAAAGGCGACACCAGTTCGTACCGCAATAAAGTTTAGGGTAATGAAGTTAATTGAACGAGCGGGTTTAATGTATATATCACCAATAAACTCGTTGCGGTCAATAACCTCACCTGTATTATTTGTTGAATCGCAGACTACCTTAAAGTCAAAGATTCCTCGTCTTCCTTGTACATCTCTCAAGAAAGGTTCTACCATGTTTCTAAATTGTGCCCTTGTAAATTCATCGTTAAATTCAAAGAGTTGATATTTAGAAGCAATGGCAATTGCCTTCTCAAGTACCAAGAACAATCGCCGTACGTTAATACGATCAAATGCACTAGGTTTGGAAAGTCCAGTTTTATCACCAAAGAGTAGAACACCTTGGCCCGGGAAATTAACTACAGGATTAACTCGTTTCCTGTAAAGTTGATCCCTTTCACTGTTCTTAGGGTTGTACGAAAGTTTAATTGCACCTCTTACATGACCTCGGTTATATCCAGCAGGGGAATACCAAGGATCAGCAACCTTATCTGCATTTGCACAAAGTCCAGCAGTATCACCGTTTAATGGTACATAGCGATATACGTCATTGTACTTATCGTACATATATTTATATCCACTATCATAAACTACATAAGACGATGATGGCAAAAGATCAAAAGCTGCAATAGTATTTGCAGTTTGAGCAATTGAAGTTGCAATATTCACTGTTGCCGAACGATATGGTGAAATAAATGCCACACAATCTTTACGTAATTCTACAAGATCAGTAAGCATCGTACCATGTGTGTCCATAGATGCAGCAGTATCAGCAACACCAGAACTAGGTCCACCAAGAACCAGATTTATATCGATATTTTCAGTGTCCTCAAACAGCCCGTAAGCAAGTTTAAGTTCACCATTAGTTACCGAATAATCATCCGTTCCACCTGTCATAGAAACAACAGTTATCGTATTTACAGCGGTGTAAGTGGTTGTAGTATCTGTGCCCCAGTTAGAACCAGCAGCAATATGATCTCCCCAATAAACGTATACAGATTGTCTGAAAATTACGTCTACATAATAGTTTGAACCACCTTGAGCCGTTTTAGCAACAGGACATTTTGAAAGTTTCTCATATCTTTCAATTACCGAATTGGTAGCCTGACCAGCGACATCATAGTCAAAACCAGTGATATCACCAGTTGTATCGTAAACTACGATATGCAATTCGTCATTAGAACCACGATTATTATCCGTAGCCCATTGTGAAGTGCCTGGAGGACCATCAAAGAGATTATAGAAAGCCCAGCGTCTGCGAATATAGGAATCATCTGCAATTGCAGCTTTCAGTCCGGCACCATTAGGATCACCAGCCAAACGAATAGTTAAAGTATTTGATGAAATAGAAGTAACTTGATACTCATTACCTTCATCACCAGAAGTAAATGCAAAAGCAGTAGAATCTGAAGATGAATCAGCAGATGAGAATGAAATTAAATCACCTACGTTAAATGCGTAATTGGCTTTATCAGCGTCATCAACGTCAATAGTTGTGTCACCAATTGCAACATCACTCTGGTTAACCAGATTATTTGTGCCTAGATGCTGTTCGTAACACGTAGAAGAAGGACATACTTGAAGTCCAAGAGAATTCCCCCATGTACCAGCAGTTCTAGCATACCAATCGTTTGATGTAACCTGTCCATCACCAGATTCAGACCAATAATCATCTAGATATATGGTATCATTCTTGATTAGAACCCCACTAGCTTCACCAGCATTGAGAAATCCCGAAGCAGGTCGAACAACCTTTAACTGATCGGAGTATTGTAAGAAACTTGCAGCTGTAAACCACCATTCAAAATTACTTGAATTGGGTTTACCGAAAACTTGAAGTAAATCTTCCTCACTTCCAATAACAGTTATATCACTAACGGGCCCTTTAGCGGCAGGCATAGCAATCGCACCGACTGTAGTAGCAACTGATGGAACAATATTTGTAAGGTCAATCTCTCGTACATGTACGCCAGGAGAGGATAGAAAAGACATATTTTTGCTCCTATGTTTAAATTTTATTTTTAGTCAAGAATATTTATAATAAAACAGTTTTCAATAACCCAATTTATAAGTGTTATAACATATAAATATTAACATGGGAAATGATCATTATGAAAAATACAAGGACACCATAAAGAAGGTAGCTAGACGTAATTATCGTAAAAGAATCGTTTTATTAAACGAATTTCTAGCAGATAAATCGTGTCAGCACTGTGGAGAGAGCGAAACTGTATGTTTAAAGTTTTACCCCCACGACTCAGAGATACGTAAAATAACGAAACGAGTCGGGACTAGTGACAAGTCTAGACAAGAAATTTTTAATCTTATGAAGAAATCCCATATTCTCTGCTCTAATTGCTGGATTAAATCAGATAATGATCTGATCGAGTTTATCTAATTGTATATATAGTTATAGTGAATTTGAACAAAGGAGATATTATGTTAAAACATTTTCTAGCAGTTGCCACTCTGGTAACTGTCTTTTTCACAACATCAGTAAACGCAGCCACTCTTGGAACCACCAAAGGTGGAGCAAATTACCAGATAGGTATCATACTTAACAAAGTTTTAAACAAAGCTGGAGTTAATATAGTTCCCCTTCCTCATAGAAGTACTCAAAGATATCTTGAGCGAATTCATAATGAAGAAGTAGATTTTGGTATAGGAAATCCAGCAAATCTTACTTGGGGTTATCACGGTACAAATGCTTCAAAAAAGGCTCATAAAAATATCAGATTTGTAGCAGAAATTCAGACCTTTATGGTGGCCATTGCTGTTCCAGCAGATTCCAAAGCAGATTCCATATCTGACCTAAAAGAATGGAGAACAGCTCTGGCTCCAAAAACTTCTATGTTTCACTATCTCTTTAGAGATACATTAAAAAATGGTGGTCTAACAATGGGGGATCAAACCCCTGTACCTATTACTTCAACTGGTCAAATGATCAAGAAATTTTCTAATGGCCAACTAGATTGGGCATTCTCTGTAATTGGAGCAGGATTTGTTAAAAAGTGGCATCTAGCACATGCAGCAAGTGGTGGCATTAAATTAATTACTTACGATCAGATTACTTTCAAGGATTCTTTCGGTTCTGATTGGGTTGGATACTATCTTGCGACAGTAAAACCTACTAAGAAATGGCCTGAAATTAAAAGTCCAGTAAAAGTTCTTGCTTATCCTTACACAGTATTTGCTGGTAAACATGTCCCAGACCATGTTGTGGAACGCTTTGTGTTAGGGCTTCATAAACACGCTGATGACTACCGCAAAGCTAGTGGTATGACCCGTGGTTTTAATGAGAAACTTATGTTTAAAGGCAAAGGATTTGGTGTTCCTGTTCACCCTGGCGCTCTAAAAGCATATGACAAGCTCAAACTACGCTAAGTATTTTCTAACTTTAGCATTACTTCTAGGAATTGCCGACTTGCAACAGTACGTCGGCGTTCCTCTGTATGATGAGCAAAAATACATTTTATTCATCATAGCTTCTCTAGCAATTGCATTTCCAAAATTCTGGATACCTCTACTTCTCTGTAGTATTGCTGGAGCCATTTGCTATCCATATCTTGAAGAAATCGCAAATTACGAAAAACTGTTAATGTATAGTCTAACATTTCCTCTATGTTTATTTGTAATTCTTGGTAATATTAAAACTAATGGAAAATCCTTTACAGGACTATTAACTGCTTTTCTACTATTACCACTGTTTTATAATAGTACAGGACAAAAATATCTTGACATTCTAGCATTTATTGTTATAGACAATACCGCAATGATGGGCATGGTGATGAACATTATAACAAATATAGTTTTTATATTCGTTACCATAGGTATAGTCATTATTAATACTGGGCTTGTGAATATAATTATTCAATATATTCTAAGATATATAAAATCCCCAGCAAGAGTTGCAATATTGTCCTCTGCTGTATTTGGTAGTATAAGTGGATCAGCTGTTGCAAACGTCATGAGTACAGGCCAAATAACAATACCTCTTATGATAAAATGTGGATACCCCAAAAGACTTGCTGCAGCATATGAATCTGTTGCATCTACTGGTGGACAACTCTTACCTCCAATTATGGGAGCAGCTGCTTTCCTTATGGCAGAACTCCTACAAATATCCTATTGGGATGTTGTATACTATGCAACCCTTCCAGCAATAATTTTCTACTTGTTACTGTTGATTAAAGCTCCAAAAGGAAATATTGAAGGGGAATTTACAAAAGAAAAAATACAATGGCCGGCATTGAAATCAACAATGCTCAAGATAGCAGATACCATGCATGGTCTTATTCTTTTAGGTGCTGGTATAGGTTTAATGATCGGTATTATGGAACAAACTGGTTTAATATACCTTATAACTAATTTTCTATTTCAACTTGCTAGCGGAAATTCTATAATATTGTTACTATTAACCTCAGTCTTGTGTATAATCTTGGGTATGGGTATGCCGACAGGTGCTGCATATGTTATAGTTGCAATCATTACAGCACCGTCCCTTATTGAAGCAGGATTTACAGAAATATGGGCACATATGTTTGTATTATACTTTAGTGTATTGTCTATGTTGACACCACCTGTTGCAATCGCATCTTTTGCAGCAGCAAAAATAACAAATACCAATCCAATAACTACATCTCTAACTTCAATGTATGTTGCTTGGCCTTTATATATTTTACCTTTTATATTTGTGTGGTTCTAACTACCAATTACTACTATGATCTCTCACAACAGGATTCCATCTTGTACCATATTCGTCCACAACTTCACCTATATTTTCTTCCTCTAATCCTGTAACAATAAAACCAAATGGTGCCATATCCTGTTCTAATGCATCTTGTTGCTCTCTCATCATAGTTGCTCGGACATCAACATCAGTCAGCTCTTTAAAATATGTCTGATCTGAAGCCCACGCAAATAGAAATAAACAAGCTACCAAGTCATCCGTACACCCTTCATCAGCCTCAAAAGAACTTCCCTTTACAATAAAGGTGGACAATTCACTAATTGTATCCAAATCTTCTATAACAAATTTATTATCCTCAATCAATTGTTTCAAATTAGAGCAACCTGTCTTCTTAACAGCTTTAGTGGTTCTTACCCCCAATTGCGCTCTACCCCCTGAGAACCCCCCTCCAAGGACTTGGCCGGACCGTCCACGCATTGAAGCCATCATTAGGTTGTCATACTCCAAGTCAAACTGCATAGTTGTTGCTACCTGTTCGCCGATATCATTTACCTCTATAAGTACAAAGGCTTGATTGTATGCTCGGGCAACGTCATATATTTTACTGGGAAACAGTAGAGGTTTAATCTCATTGTCCCTGTATTTTGCAACTAACTTGTATGGAATTTGAGATATGTCTATAACTGTAAAAGCAGAATAGTCTCTAGAGGTTCCTCTTGACACATCAACAGATATCATATATGTGTGCTTTTCTTTAGGCGCTTCATACTGATCCAGACCAGCATTTGATTTCGTTGGTGCTCTATAACTAAGAGTTCTAAGTTTTGCTGGAGTAATAAGAGTATCTATAGAACCTAAAAACTCACATTCAAATTCTGTATTAAACTGTGATTCAGAAGTATTCTTGATAGTCTCTTCTTTCCATTTAGCATCACGGCCTGGCACTTCACTCCAATGAACATCTATAGGTACATAACTGTTCCTTCCTTCTTCAGCATCTACCCACATCTTATAGAACATATTCATACCATGTGGTGTAGACACAATTATAACTTTAGAGGTTTTACCAGAAGATATTGTAGGATAAACAGAACTAAAAAATTGTTCTGCTACGTTAGCTGGGACATAAGCAAACTCATCAAGGAAAATAATGTTATATGAACCACCACGAACAGCACTAGCCGAAGTGGAACTTGCCAGAATTTTAGAACCATTTTCTAACTCCAGACTTCCCTTGTTCCATGTCATAACTCCTTGTTGTAACCACTTGGGTAAATGTTCATAGGCAAGTTGCAAACGTGATAGTAGATCACGAGCAACGGCGGCCTTATTTGCAAGGATTGCTACATTAACTGTTGGATTGAATAATACGTAATGTAAGAGATAAGCAATAATAATAGTTGATTTTCCAGATTGTCTAGGCAGTTTACAAATTGTGAAGCGGTTGTTGTGAAACGTACCTACCATTTCCTTCTGAAAATCATACATGGTAAAGGGAATTAAACCATGATCTAGAGAAACAATCCTTACATAATGTTCTATGAAATATTGTGGGTTTTTCATACATTTGGTATATTCCTCAACCGTTTCCTTTGTCCACTCTTGAGCAACATTTGCTTTCTTGAGGTTAGGATTTCCTAGATATACAGCGTCAGACATCGACCATCTCTCTATTCTCTATATGCCCTTCGGCAATAGCTTCTTTTGATTGACCGTAATAACGTACAGCATGGTGACTTTTGATAAGCAATTCATTTATTGTGGTGTTGCCGTATTGTACTTCAATAACAAATTCTCCAAGAATACGGCCAAATTTTCCTTTACCATCAAGTTTAGTTTTTAATGTTTGAGGCGAACCTTTTGGAAGATGGGACTTAACAAAAGCTTTGGCAGCAAGGCCATACTTTTTTTCTACCAAGTCTCTTGTCCTCGACTCAGGAGTATCCACACCGTATAACCGTATACGTTGTTTTCTCATCCACACGCCGAATCCAAGATCGATATTTACATCTACTGTATCACCATCTACTACCCTTACGATTTCACACTCGTACTCATACATGGTTGCATCTCCCTTTTCTTATATTTATCAAAAAGAGTCTTATTAAACAGCTCCCAACAAGAAACATCAGACGGTATAATTTGGGTAGCTGTTCCATTTGGTCCTAGAGGATAATATGTACCATCGTCCCATAAAATTCTATGTCTGTTTAAATAAGGCCATCCATGTGGTTTTCCCATAGTTTTAGGCATACTAACTTCTTTAGTTTTGTGGTTTAGATAGTCTTTATCTGGATTGAATTTGTATATGTATTCTTTCGATGGCCATTTGTAGGTTTTATACGTGCCCTTGTGTTTCAGATGATGTTTAGTCATACTCCATATCTGAAATTCTGAAGTGTTGAAAAAAGCAGTCATATTTGTATATCCAGTAGGGTCTTTTAAAAAATTAAAAAATCTACGTTCTATCCATTGCCATTTTGTTGCAAATGCTACCCACCATGTAAAATCAACAGGAGTTTTAATCTCAAATGGAGCCTTAGAAACATACTCCTCTGCAAAATCTATAAACCTATTTCTTCGTGGATCATCTCTATAGATAAATTGCACATCTTCATAATCAAAAGTTTTATGCCAATGGTCATTCAACTCTTCTATATGATTTTCTATTACATATGTACCATACATAGGATCACCACATTCGCCTGTAATATTCAGAGCTGTACCATCCCATATATCCATATTGTCAAACATGGTTTCCTTACTATTCCATTCTATAGGAATTCCTAATTTCTGAATTTTTTCAAAATAAGTAGGATTTTCTTCTATGCAAGCTTTGCCCATCCAGACACTAAGTTCATGTTCTGGTTTCTTATTTGTAATTAATGCTGTTAGAGCAGTTGAACTATCGATACCTCCAGACCACCAAACTCTTAGAGGTTTACCTAAACTCCACAACACTTGAGCTCGCTCATTACAGATATCTGCAAAATCACGATCCCAATTTTCGGGTATTTTTGGAATGGAGGTATAATCTACATTTAATAAATTATACTCACCTGTACGATCAAAAGGAACATTGCAATTAACCAACAATGATAATGAACAAAGAAAATTGTTATAAAGTTCGCCAAGATAGTCACTCTCATAATCATCCACATTATCCAAATCTAATGGATTATAATTATGAAGTTCTCTTTTGCAATTAACTGTTTTGCTAAATAAATTATATATTACAATTTTCATGCAGCATGTTTTATACTATCCAGTAAGCCAGATGAAAACATATCGTCATATTTTTCATACATATATTCTGTAGATTTTTTCCAACGAGCTCGTTCATCATCTGACATGGTAACAACTTTAATAGTATCTCTTTCACATTTTGATTTAACAATGTCAATATCCTCAACAGACCAAACACGTTCTGCTCGAGCTGCGTCAAATGACGCCTCTTCGATCTGTACCTGTAAGTCTTCATCAAGGTCTTTCCAGAAATCTTTTGCGACAACGATTGACGTTAAGAACAAGCTATGTTCTGCATCATTAATTGTGTTCATAAATTCATTCTGCTTAAGGCCGTAGAACCGTGGGTAGGTAGACTCTCCACCAACAATAATACCGTCCTGTACACCTTCGTTAATCTGTTCCAACTCAATAGGAACAGGAATAGCACCAAGGGCACTGAGAGTTTCCTCAGCGATTGGGGATTTATTACAACGTAGTTTCTCACCTTTAAAATCCTCAATGGTGTGTAGTTCTACGTTAGCAGGAATCATACGGAAACCGCCCGAATAAGTAAACGCCAAACCTTGAACATTTGTCCTCTCGTTTAATCCAGCAAGAATAGACTGCCCGATTTCGCCTTCAAGAACATTCTTAGCATGATCGTGATCTTTGAAAATAAATGGCATGTCTAGAGCCCACATATCTCTGTGATGTTTACGACCAAGAGTGGAAGTATACATCTGGGACATTTCAATCTCACCATCTTCCATCAATTGTAGAAGATCATGTTTTGTGATCGTTTTTCCAGGCATATATTTGTCGGCATATTCTGAGAGGGTTAAAATTTCGTAATTAAGCCGGCCTGGAGCAGTTGCTTCCATAGTCGCCTTAAATCGTTTTGCAGCTCTTAAAAATAGTTCAATAGGTTCGTGTGCGAGTACCCAACGAATGGTTTTCATTATTTTCTCCTTTTTATTATTTATAACAAAACTTTGTCCGACTCCGTAGTTTGTTTCTTTGCCCAGTCGAATCTGTTCCAAAGCCTCTCATGTAAAATATATAATGTACTATTAATAACAAGTGCCAGTAATCCTACTGCAAGTCC